TATTTCAACATGCGCTACGAGACCGACCCGGAGCTCAAGGGCGACGTCTGCATCTCGGCCAAGGGTGCGAGCAACATCACCGCCAAGGAGAGCGCCCAGGTCCGCCGCAACGAGTTCCTGGCGACCACCGCCAACCCGATCGACATGCAGATCATGGGCATCGAGGGCCGCGCCGCGGTGCTGCGCGAGACGGCCAAGACCCTGCAGATGGACACCGACAAGGTGGTGCCGGACACCGACGAACTTCGGCAGCGCATGCAGGCCAAGGCGGCGTTGGCCGCTCCCGACCCGAATGCCCCGCCAGGAGCCCCAGGCGGCCCGCCACCGGCCGGTGGCGGGCCGGCGGCAGGTGCGCCCGCCGGCGGCACACCGCCCGGTCCTGGGGCCACGCAGGGCAATGCGCAGCAGCTGATGGACGGGGCTCCGGTGACCGACACCTTCGGCCCCGGGCATTGACAAATTGGGGACGCGCCACCAGCGTGCCGCCGGATGCTGACGAAGCCCACCCCGGAAGCCCTCACCGCGCTCGCGCAGCTTGAGGAGACCCCGAGGTGGCGCGACATCAACGCCATGCTTGAGGTCGAGATCGAGGCGGCGACGAAGCGACTGCTGGGCGCGCGTGACAACGCAGACGTCCACGAGCTTCGGGGCCGGGTGTCGACCCTACGAGAATTCCGGCAGACCGTGCTCGATGCACGGGCTATGCTGGCCACAGTGGGACGAACAATCCCACTCGCATAGCTGACCAGAAGGACACCGGCTGAGGCCGACCCTAGATGCAGCTGGAGATGCGGATGAGAGATCGAGTGCCCGAGGCCGTGAAGCGGCAAGCGGAAGCCATGGACGCCCTGGACGCGCAACTCGCGCCACCCCAGGAGACCCCAGAGGACCCGCCCGCCCGCGAGCCGCCGGCAGAGCCACCGACGCCGCCACCGGCCGCGGAGGACTGGCAGCACAAGTTCCAGACCCTGCAGGGGAAGTACAACGCCGAGGTGCCGCAACTGCGGAACCAAGTCGACACACTCACCCGGCAGATCGAGGAGCTTCGCGCCGCCAAGCCCGCTGCGACACCGGAGACGCCGCCGACGCCGGACCTGCCTGCGGTGACCAAGCTGGTCACGGACGAGGACACCGAGACCTACGGAGACGACCTGATTGACCTGATCCGCCGGGTGGCCGTGGAAACGGACGCGCGGGAGAAGGCCAAGCTGCAGGGCGAGCTCGCCGATATGCGCAAGCAGATGGCGGCCCAGGCGACACAGGTTGAGACCGTCAGGGGAAACGTCGCGGACGAGCGGCGGGCAGCCTACTTCACCGCCTTGGCGAAGCTCTGCCCGACCTATGAGGAGACCGACGCGCGCCAGGACTTCAAGGACTGGCTGCTGCAGCTGGACGACTTCAGCGGGCTCGTACGCAACGACATCCTGCAAACCGCCTTCCACGCCTACGACGTGGACCGGACGGCCAAGGTCTTCAACCAGTTCCTCGGGGCCACAGCACCTGCGCCCGCACCGCCGACGCCCACCCCCGCGCCCGTCGATCCGCAGGCCGAACTGTCCGAACTGGTGTCGCCGGGCCAAGCCCGCGCCGGCACGGTGTTCACGCCTGACGACGGCCAGAAGATTTGGGCCATTTCCGAGATGGACCAGTTCTACAAGGACTTCGCCAGGGGGGAGTACCGCGGCCGGCTGGACGACGCGAAGCGCATCGAGGCGGACATCGACAAGGCTCTCGCTGAAGGACGCGTCCGCTAGGGCTGCGTCCGGGTGAGGGCTCGACCCTCACCCCCAGCGGGAGACGCACATGGCCCAGCAAGGCCCCGCAGTCCAACCTCCGTTCGCCACGACCCCGCCCTACTCGGGGACGTTCATTCCGCAGCTGTGGTCAGGCAAGCTGAACGTCAAGTTCTATGCCACCACGGTGTTCGGTGAGATCGCCAATACGTCCTACGAGGGCGAGATCAAGGGGATGGGTGACACCATCACCATCAACAACATCCCGACGATCGCGATCTCCGACTACACCATCGGCCAGAACCTCAACTACCAAGTGCCGACCCCGAACAAGGTCGACCTGAACATCGACCAAGCGAAGTACTTCGGGGTCAACGTCTCCGACGTGCTGGAATATCAGGCCAAGCCGGCGCTGATGAGCATGTTCACGGACGACGCGACGAAGCAGATGGCGATCACCATCGACCGCGCCATCCTGCTGGCCGAGTACAACAACGGCGCGGCCGCCAACAAGGGCATGACCGCCGGCGTCATCTCGCAGGCGATCCCGCTCGGGGCCGACGCGACCCCGATCGACCTCAGCACCACCCCCGACCAAATCCTCAAGACCATCCTGGGGATGGCCACCTGCCTCGACGAGCAGAACGTGCCCGACACCGAGCGGTGGCTGGTGATCGACCCCGCCACCCGGCTGCGCCTGATGCAGTCGCCCCTGCAACAGGCTTACCTGACCGGGGACGACAAGAGCATCCTGCGCAACGGCAAGCTCGGGGTCATCGACCGGTTCACCATCTACCTGTCGAACCAGCTGCCGAAGGCCGCGGCCGGCTTCAACCCGGACGGTTCGGCGAACGCCGGCGCGCTGCAGCGCCGCGTCCTCCTGGCCGGCCACTCCTCGGCGCTCACCTTCGCCGCCCAGATCACCAAGACCGAGAGCCTGCAGAACCCGAACGACTTCGGGCAGCTGGTCCGCGGCCTGAACGTCTACGGCAAGAAGATGATCAAGCCCGAGGCGTGGGTCACGGCGCTGGTCCAGAAGTAGGGTCGGTCCTCTGCTGGACAGGGACGCCGGGCAGGCCGACAACGGCCCGGCGCTCTGTCTTGTGAGACCCCCATGGCCGTCACCGCACAGACCATCCTTACCCGGGTCCGCACGCAGCTGATCGACGAACTGCCGACCCAGCGGTGGAGCGACGATGAGCTTCTCCGCTGGCTGTCTGACGGTCAGCGGACCCTGGTGGCGATGGACCCCTCGCTCGGCAACGTGACCGACGCCCAGCCGCTTGTGGCGGGCACCCAGCAGCATCTCCCGGACGGGGCGTTCTTCCTGCTCGACATCCAGCGGAACCTGGGGATGGACGGCCTGACCCCGGGACGCGTGATCACCGTGGTCTCCCGCGAGAACCTCGACCGGGTCGACCCCAACTGGCACGCGTCGCTCAGGTCGCAGGTGACGCTGCACTTCATCTACGACCCGAAGCAGCCGCTGATCTACTACGTCTACCCGCCCTCGATCGGGGGCAACTTCGTTGACCTCAGCCGCGCGATCAGCCCGCCCGACTTCACCGCGATGACGGACGTCATGTTCGTCGAGGACCTCTACCAGACGGCGCTGTTCGACTACGTGATGTTCCGCGCTCACCAGAAGGACACCGACTACAGCGCCGGCAACGATAAGGCGCAGGCGTACCTCGGCCTGTTCCAAATCTTCGGCCAGACCCACGAGGCCGCGAAGCTGGACGTCAGCCCGAACAAGGAGCTTGGGCCGGCGACGCTCACCGACAAGGGAGCCGCCGCGTGACCGCGATCTTCGACCTCACTCCGCTGATCATGCCCTTCGTGCGCGACTGCGCCACGCCGGCGGCGATCGTGGCCGCGCGCTTCGCCTGCATCGAGTTCTACAAGAACACGCTGTGGCAACAGGAGGAGCTTGAGCCGATCGACCTCGTGGCCGGGCAGGCCACCTATCCGGTCGACACCATGCCCAACACCGTGCCGTCGGCGGTGATGAGGGTGAAGATCGACGGGATCGCCAAGCCCTTGGAATTCGTCACCAAGGACAAGCTCGACCAGCTGTACCGCTATACGGACTGGACCACCCTGGTGGGCAACCCGCGCTACGTCACCCAGATCGTCACCGACCAGATCATCCTCGTGCCCGCGCCGGACGACGTCATCGCCCAGCCCAAGGCCATGAAGCTGCTGGTCGCCACCCAGCCGACGCCGGACGCCGACGAGATCGACGACGAGGTGTTCAACTACTACGCCGAGCCCCTGGCCTATGGGGCTCGAGCCCGGCTCTACGAGACCGCCGGCCAGCCCTACTACGACCCGGCCAGCGCGCCGTTCTGTTGGACCAAGTTCTACGCCGGGGTCAGCGAGGCCAAGGCGCGGCGGATGCGCGAGCACACGCGGGCTGTGCAGACCGTTCAGATGAGGCCGTGGGTATGAGCACGGCGCGCATCAAGCTGGTGGTCGGTGACACCCGCCCGCAGATTTATGTCCAGCTAAAACAGCCGGGCAATCCGCTCGACATCCCGCTCGACGTCTCGACCGCGCAGACCGTGCGCCTGAAGTTCAAGGTGTGGGGCGGGGACACGGTGCTGTTCACCTTGGAAGGTGAGCCGCAACCGGGGACCTTGGAGGCCGACCTGCAGACGCCGGACCTGACGCAGTACCCGGTCAAGGGCAGCGGCGGCCGCGTGATGTTTCCCTTCCTGCAGGGGCAGCTGGACATCGCGCCCGGCCGCTACCGCGGCGAGATCGAAGCCACCTTCGGACCCAACAACATTTTCACCGCCTTCGCGCCTTTGGAGTTTGAACTGCGTGAGGACTTCTGATGTCGGACCGTGGGAGCGTCATCACCGCGGTCCGTGACGTCGCGCTGAAGTGGGACGCCTGGATCGACTACAAGGCACCCCCTCGGCATGCTGACCAGCTTGTGGTCTTCGACGACTTCGTGCCGCAGGTGATCTACGACCGAACTGCCGATGATGCGGTGACGGTGACCGACACCATCAGCACGATGCTGGTGTTCAACGCCGTCCTCGCCGACAGCGTGACCGTGGTTGACGCGCTCAGCAGGACAGCGATCTTCGGTCAGAGCTTCGCCGACAACGTCGCGATGGACGACAATCTGACGGCGGGGCTGGACCGCCTGCTGGCCTTGACCTTGTCGGACGCCATCGTGATGGCGGATGCACTTTCCGCTGCCGGCGGCCCCGTGCTTACGCTTGGTGATGTGGTGAGCATGAGTGACGCCGGGGTGGTCAACCACTATGACTACGCCGGGTTGGACTACTTCCTGACCCCGTTCGATTACGTCGGCGAGACGAGGGTCTTCTGATGGCTGTGATCGTTACCCGCGCCGGGAAGGGCAGCCCGCTCACCAACGCCGAGGTGGACCAGAACTTCCTGAACCTCAATGCGGCGGTGGTTGCGGCCCCCGGCGACGTGGTCGGTCCGGCCGGTGCGACCGATAACTTCCTTGTCCGCTTCGACGGCGTGACCGGGAAGCTGTTGCAGAGTTCGTCGTGGCAGATCAGCGACCCTGGCCATCTGCTCCCAGGTGCGGCGGGCACGCTTGACATCGGGAGTACGGCCGTCCGGGTTCACACCCTTTTCGGCACGACCGGTGACTTCAGCAGTCAGGTCAATTCGGGTCGGCTGAACTTGAACCTGACCGGCCAAGCGCCACGCACGCCTATCGACGGCGCGACCATGATGCAAATCGATAGCGGTGCTGGCACGCGGCTCGAATTCAACGTCTTCGGGGGCGGGGTCTCCTATATCTCGACCCGCCACTCGCGCGGTCCGCCCGGTGCGCCGACCGCGTCGGTGAGCGGCGACTGGATGGCGTCATGGGGCGCTCGTGGATATGGCGCGACCGGCTACGCCGTTGGCGAGGCCGCAACCATCGTCGCCCGGGCAAGCGAGACTTGGACCGACACCGCGCAAGGGACCGACATCGTCGTCGGCGTGACGCCGATCGGCCAGACCACGATCAGTTGGAATTGGGTGTTCCAGGGCGCAGGTCAGCTAGAGCCCTTCTACGACAACCTCGTCGATATCGGGTCAGCCGGGCGGCGGGTCCGCAACGTGGTGGCGTTCCAGGGGGTGTTCAGCGGGCCGGTGACTGCCGGGCTCAACAGCAAAATTATGCTGACCGGCAGCGCGTTGAACTCGATCCTCTATTTCGACACCACACCGGCGGTGAACGCGGCGCTGCTCTACGACAAGGGCCTCAATCAGTTCCAGTTCTTCGGCCCTACCGCGACGCTCAAGATCGACGGGGCCACCGGCACACTCAGGACGCCTGGATCAGTCGCGGCGAATGCCCTCGCTGCCGGGCCGAGCGGCATGATGCAGATCGCCGGGACGGCAGGCGTCAACTCGGTCATCTACTTCGACGCTGTTACAGCCGGGAAGCCTGCGTACTTCACCTACAATTTCCCCGGCAATACGCTCGACCTCGTCCTGGCCAGTATCCACGTCGCCGCGTTCAACCCGGCGGACCAGTCCCTTACCGTCGACGGCACCATTCGGGCTCTCAACGTAACCGCAACGGCTGCGGGAAGTGGCTCGGCAGTCCTCAATCCGGGCGGCACTCTCAACAGCGGGTATCTGGCGTTTTTTGATCCTACGAATACTCGCGTCGGCTACATCGGCTTCGGAGATACTGCCACCAAGACCCTCAACTTCGCCGCCGAGGCAGGCTACGCCTACAGGTTCGGCTCAGGCTTCTCGACCGCTGGCGAGATCACCTTCGGCGCGTCGTTCGACTTGGTCGAGCCTCGCGGTCGCTATTGGAACCGACCCGCGCCCTCCACTAGCTTCACCTTGGACCTGAACTATGCAGGTGCGCTGGGCGTGTGTGTGAGCGCGACCCCGACGACCATCACCATCCCGCCGCAATCGGCGGTCCCCTGGAAATCCTGGACCCGCATGGACTTCGTCCAGTACGGGGCCGGGCAGGTCACATTCGCGCCCGGTGCCGGGGTGACGCTCAACGCCACTGGCGGCAAGCGGAAGACGACCGGGCCGCTTTCGGCGGTGTCGCTGATCCAGATCAACCCCGACGAATGGCTGCTGATCGGGGACCTCGCCCTGTGAAGCCGCTCGGAATAATCACCGCCACTGCGGTCGTGTTCGCCTTCTCCATCACCCCGGCGGTCGCGGGCAAGACGACGTGGAACCTCGTCACCGACGGCCCGCTGAACCTGACTGCGGCGGGCCAGTGGACCATCGTTCCGGTCTCGACCATCGTCGTCCACGCGAAAGCCTGGGGTGCGTCCGGTGCGGCCGGTCCGCTTGGCGGGTGCTGGACGTATGGCGCAGGCGCAATCACGGGCGATGTGACGCTGCAGGCAGGTCAGTCCTACGTGCTGACAGTCGGCAGCGGCGGCAAGTACAACAGCAACGTCGCCGGGATTGGTGGGACCAGCAGTCCTGCGATCGGCGCTACCGGTACCGGTGGGGGCGGCGGCGGCTTCACCGGGATCACGCTTGGCGCGTCGGACATCTTCATCGCGGGGGCCAGCGGTGGCGCGGGCTACGGCGGCAAGGGGGGTGCGGGGGGCGGCACGACCGGCGGCGTTGGTGAGGATTACGCCTCGAACGGCTCGAACGGTTCTGGCGGTACGCCGACAGCTGGTGGGGCTCCCGGCTCCAACAACACCGGTGCGGGCAATCAGCCCGGTGCGGCGCGTCAGGGCGGCAACGCGGGTGGCGCGTACTCGGGCGGCGGTGGCGGCTCAGGGCATTTCGGCGGTGGCGGTGGCGGCTATGCGAGTGGAGCCCCGGGTGCCGGCGGCGGCGGCGGCGGGTCATCCTACGCCAACCCGACGGCCTGTCCGTCTCCCAGCCATTTCGCCGGATCGACTGCGGTCCCGTACTATCCCGGCAATTCCGGCGACCCCAACTGGAACGCCGTGGCGGGTAAGGGCGCGCAGGCGGTCAACGGCAACGGCGCAGACGGCCAGCTGCGGCTCGCCTAGACCTGCTTATGTTGCACCTCACCCCCCCAACAGGTAGCGTCCGACCGCGACGCGGGAGATCAGCCCATGTTCGATGAAGCCCTCGCGATTACCGGCCGCGTGACGCTGGAACTGCTCGACGAGCACGGTCGTCTCAAGGACTTCCGGGAGATCGAGAACCTCGTCACCAACACCGGCAAGGCGGCCATCGCCGGGCGCATGGTGAACCCGGCTGTCGCCACGCACATGACCCACATGGCGGTCGGGTCCGGCTCGACAGCCCCAGCGGCGAGCGACGTCGCGCTGGCTGCGGAAATCGTGCGCGTCGCGCTGGCCACGGCCGGTGGGACGCTGGCGGGGGCTGTGGTCACCTACGCGGCGACGTTCGCCCCGGGCATCGGCACCGGCGCGCTGCAGGAGGCGGGCATCTTCAACGCCCCGTCAGGGGTGTCGATGCAGAACCGCACCACCTTCGCCGTCATCAACAAGGCGGCCGGTGACACGCTCAATGTGACGTGGACCGTCACGGTCGGGTAGGCCATGCCGGGACCCCTGTTCTCCAACAATGCGTCCGGCGCGCTGGCGGGCAACTACACCGCTGCGGCGACCGTGATCAGCTTGAATACCGGACAGGGCGCACCCTTCCCCCAGCCGACCGGCGGCGACTGGTTCATGGCGACCATCACCAACGCCGCGAACGCGATCGAGATCGTCAAGGTGACCCAGCGGTCCATCGACACGTTCACCGTGGTGCGGGGGCAGGAGGGCACCGCGGCGCGGGCGCTGGCGCTTGGCGACAAGATCGAGAACCGCCTGACCGCCGGCGACCTGATGGCGCTGCGGAATACCCCGATCGACCCCTCGACCCTGCCGGTCAACTCCATCGACGCCAAGGTGCTGATCCCGCTGTCGATCACCCAGGGCAAGATTTTCGACGGCGCGATCGTAACGTCGAAGCTGATCGACGGCGCGGTTACGCCGGGCAAGATGGCGGCGGGCGCGGCGCTCACGAACCTAGGCTACACGCCGGTCCGCCAAGGCGGCGGCGTGGGGCAGCTGACGGATACCGTCTTCCTGGGCTGGACCAACGCAGGGAAGCTGGCGCTCACGGTCGACGCTACCGACCTCGGCTACATCCTGACCGAACGCCAGGACGGCAGCGCAGGCTCCGGCGGCTACCGCGGCATGCCGCCGAACTATCAGGACAACAACTACATCATCGGGATTTCCGACGTCGGTCGGACGGTGGTCCACTCCTCAGGGCTGCACACGTACACGATGCCCGGCGACACCACGACGATCGACCCAGGCGGCCTCGTTCAAATCCTCAACAGGGTTGGCGCAGGCGCGCTCACCATCGCCCCCGGGGGAGGTGGGTCGCAGTTGATCTGGCTCCCGACCGGCGCGACCGGCGCACGCACCCTGAACGCGCCCGGCGTCGCCACGCTGCAAAAGGCTGACGCGGGCATCTGGTACGTCTACGGCGCGGGGCTGTCGTGACCGGCGCGGCGATGGCCGCAGCGGGCGCGTCTTCGGTCACCTCGCAGTCGGTGGCCGCGATGAGTGTCGTCATCGCGCCGAACCCCTGCACCGGCACCTACAACTCGAGCGTTGGCGACTACGTGGTCACCAGCCAAGCCGTCGCCAACGTGACCGGCGGCACCCCGCCCTACCGCTACCAGTGGGCGTACGTCTCGGGGTTCAGCGGCTATGGCGTGACCGACCTCACCCAGCGGCAGGTCAGCTGGTCGCAGAATGGACCGAACGACCACCTCACCACCTTCATGGTCACGGTCACCGACGCGCAGAACAAAGTCGCCACCGCTCAGGTCACCGTCCACTTCAACCCGGGCGGGGGTGACCTCGCGGGTGGGGGCGGCAGCGGTGGCGGTGGCGCAGCGCCGAGCGTCACCATCGCGCCCAACCCCTGCGTGGGCTACTACGACAGCCGCGTCGGCGACTACGTCATCACGCAGCATGCGGTCGCCACCCCCAGCGGCGGGACACCGCCCTACCGCTACCAGTGGGACTACGTCTCGGGCTTCACCCTCTACGGCGTGACCGACCGCACCCAGCCCGAAATTTGGTGGTCGCAGAACGGGCCGAACGACCACGTCACCACCTTCATGGTCACGGTCACCGACGCCAACAACAAGACCGGGACGGCCCAGGTCACCGTCCACTTCAACCCGGGCGGCCTCGACGCCGCCAGCGGCGGGGGCAGCGGGGGCACCCCAGGTCCTGCCCCGACCGTCACGGTCACCCCGCCGACCATCACCTCCCACAAGCCGGGCGGCGGCACGTCGACGTTCACCTTCTCCTCGACCGTCAGCGGCGGCACCGGGCCGTATCAGTACTTGTGGGATGAGGGCGATGGGTCCCGCACCGGGCCGACGGTCACCTTCTCCAAGCACGCCCCGGCTGACGACGAGATCGACGGCGTGGTCACCCTGACTGTCAGGGACGCCACAGGCGCGGTAGGAACAGCAACCGGGCAATGGTTCGCCCTAGGCTTCTAACGGAGGAGACCCCCATGGATTTCGCAGAAGCCCTTGAGAAGATCGAAGGCGCATCCTCGGTCGGCGGCCAGCTGATCGTGGTCCGCGGCGGCCAGCATGTCCTTGTGGGCAAGCAGGTCCAAGGCGTGCTGATCGTCGAGGACAACGACGATGCCCGCGCTGTCGCGGCCGAGGCCGGCATCGTGGTCGAGAAGGAGGGTGACGAGGCCGAGCCGAAAACCCATCAGGTCCACCTCGACGACAAGGTCGAGATCAAGGACAAGGTCGGCCGGAAGTAGACCATGGCCGCCATCCGCCTCCTGGCC